TTTCGATTATCATGGACTAAATTGATGATATCTTTTTGATAGTCCCACAAATCAATAATTTGTTTACCTTGATCAATTGTAATAATATAAAAATAATTATTGAGAAAATAAACTACATCATCTCGGCAACGAAGATATTCCTCTACATGGTCTCTTGTAAAAGGTATCTCTTGACCGACTCGTTTTAATTTAGGATTATTTTTATAATTAAGTACTGGTACTGGCGCAGACATAGAATCACCTTTTTAGGAATGAATAAATAATATAAGTTATTTTAATATTTATTTCAACCAAGGCTTTAATGTCAAAAGCAAATATACATTTTAATCATTATCAATATCAAGGAGAGCAGGACCTAGTACAGGACTTGCATGATGAGATCATACAAATTGTAGGCATCAATATGTCTTATCTACCCAAAGAACATTTCAATTATGATCTGATCATGGGTTCTGATAATGACCAAAGATTTAATCATGCCTACCTGATTGAGATGTTGATGGAAGAAACTGATGGCTATGTTGGTCAATCATTACTCGGTAAGTTTGGTTTACAAATTGAAGAAACAATGACCTTGATTGTTTCAAAAAGAAGGTTTGATGAGACAGGTATTCCAGACCGAAGGCGACCACATGAAGGTGACTTGATCTATATGCCAACAGATTCAAGATTGTATACAATCACATATGTTGATTATCAGCAACCAGGATTTATGCAAGCTGGTATCTTTCCTAACTATCGGCTATCATGCGAATTGTATACACCGAGCCATGAGCAGATTGAAACGAATGTTAAAATAATTGATCAAGCAGACCAAGAAATTTATAGTCTTGACATACCTCTTGAAAACATTACGGGTAAGTTTGCAAGAAATGAATTTGTTGTTGGTGAGAAATCAGGATATAAAGGACAAGTGCATAAGTTTATGCCAAGAAAGAAAGTTCTTTCTGTTCGTAACCTGAATGGTTTGTTTGAGCCAAATGAAATTATAACAGGTGACTCAAGTGGTGCAACTGCAAATGTTAATTCAATTGTTGAACATTTGTCAAATCAAAATGAAGAAATTCAAGCATTGCAAACAAACAATCAATTGCTTGATGAAAGCACAACACTTGTTGAATGGGATCCAAATAATCCACTAGCATAACAGAGATATGTTTTTTAGCAAAAATGTTGATGAACAAGACCAGTATCACCAAACAATAAGAAATCTGGTTGTTGTTATAGGATCATTGTTTTCAAAAATGGTTCTTGTTCGTAAGAATCATAAGTCAGGTGATATTGAAGAAAAGATTGTAGTGCCAATTAGCTTTGCGAATCGTGATAAGATGCTTACTTTAATTCGTGAGGCACCTGCTGTTGAAGATAAGAATACAAATTTAACACTACCAAGAATTGGATTTTCATTTGATGGTTTGTCTTATGATGGTCAAAGACAATTACCTAAAACAGGTGGTAGAGGACGACCAACAAACGAACAAAAAAACAAAAAAGATGTGCTTGTAATGTACAATGGAGTGCCGTATAATTTTGAATTTACAGTATCCATTCTCGCTAAATATGCAGAAGATTTAACACAACTTGTTGAAAAAATCTTACCGTATTTTACACCAAATTTAAATGTGACATATCGTGCAATACCTGAATTAAGTATTGACATTGATGTGCCTATCATGTTGAATGGTGTAACATGGACAGATCAATATGAAGGCTTGCAAGAAAGAAGATTACTTACCGCCGACCTTGCTTTAACAGCAAAATCATATATCTTTCCACCGATTAAAGATTATCCGAAAGTAAATACAGTATTTGTGGAGACACATACTTTAGGAAAAATCGGAAAAGAAGATTTGCAAAAATCTCGTAAGAAAGCCCTTTATCTTGAACAACGAATGCCGATTGCTACTGAAACTTCTGGAAGTTTACAGGATGAAGAAGCAAGTTCTGCTTTGAATGATCCTATTGCAAATGAGCATAGCTTAGTTAAGATTTATGGTTATGATGAAAATGATGATTTTGGTTTCAAAACTTTTGTCTATGATGGCTCAAACTATGACGAAGAGCATGAAAGAGAAGAGGCTTGGAAAAAAGAAAACCTATAAAGGAGAACTAAAATGAATTTATTTTTGAAATGGTGGCTACTCATCACACTCACACTCACAGGTTTAGGTGTTGCAACCTATTTTAACTTTTTGAATTTCATGTATGTGCATGACTTTACAAAACTCTCTGTTGCAATTCTAAGTATATTCGCCGCCACCAGTGTTGTGATTGGATATAAATTATGGAAAAGTTCAGTTAAAGGAGACGAAAAATATACTTATGATCGGGAATGGTTTGTGAGTGAAATGGTAATTACTTTAGGCATGATTGGAACTGTTATCGGATTTATTTACATGCTGTACTCAGTTTTTTCAAATTTAAATATCAACGATACTTATGCCATTCAGGAAAGTTTAACACAAATGGCAAGCGGTATGGGTACAGCATTACTTACAACATTGGTTGGGTTAGTAAGTAGTGTTCTTATTAAAAGTCAACTGGTAATGGTGGAATCATATGTTAAAGTACAGTAGTAATCTTGCATTTATTGATCTTCTTTTCAATTTAATTTTGGGATTTGCATTTCTTTTCATTGTTGCATTTCTTTTAATCAATGATCCAACAGAAACGGCAGACGTTGAAGCAAATGTTGAATACATGATCACAATGAGTTGGGAAGGAGATAAGGACATTGATTTAGATTTATGGGTTGAAGGCCCAAGTGGACTTGTAGGTTTTCGTGATCCTTCTCAAGGATTTTTGAATCTTGACCGAGATGATTTGGGACATCGTACAGATAAAATTCATGGAGGTACAGACAAAGAAAAAATTGTCTATATCAATCAGGAAATTGTCAACATTCGTGGCTATCAGGCCGGTGAATATATTATCAATGGTCATTATTTCTTTACAAAAGAGCCAAAAGAAAAAAGAAAAACCGTTGCTGAATTAAAGATTATCAAATTGAATCCATTTGAAGAAGTTTGGCAAGGAACAAAAACATTTGATTTTCGTGGACAAGAACTTACCTTTGTTCGTTTTGAAATGACACCTGAAGGGCGGTATACGAATATGCATGATTTGCAAAAGCATCTTGTAATGAAGCCTGATGGAACAGGACCTGGCACAGGATGGGTGACTTTACCCAATGACTCAAATCGTAACACTCGAGGTTCAGGAGGTTCGTCAACTTTTACACAACAGAATGAATATCAATTTGGAGGTCCATGATTTATTTAATTATTTTAGCGATATTTTTAGTTTCGTTATTTTTGTGGCTAATGATTGATGTGCGCAAAAGCGCACACATGCTGTATATTATTCCGCTAACAATCTTGTTTACTGGCGGAAGTTATTTCTACATTGATTCATTGTTCGGTTATCCAACTTCATTGACAAATGAAAAGAAATTTATGTTAATTTCTTTTCTACCTGATGAAGATAATGATAACATTTTTATGTGGGTTTTACTTGAAGGTGATAAAGAACCTAAATCAATTCAAATACCATACTCAAAAGAACAGCACAAGGCTCTTGCTGCTGCTTCTGAAGGTATGAAAGAAGGTCGCCGGTATATTGGTGAGTTTGATCCTGAACTTCAAGGTAATGGACAAGAAGAAGAGGAGAATGGTAGTCCGGGAACACAAGCCGAAGAATCAGCCGGAGGTACAATTAAATCAAAGGGTGGAAGCTTTGCTTTACTTGAATTAGATGTTGAGGCAACATTACCTAAAAAAGCAGGCCATGCAGAATACGAAAATTAAGCCAATTGAAGTTTCAAACGAAGTACCTGTCGAATTCATCGAAGAAGGTGCGGAAAGAAAACTTCAAAAAGTTGAAAAGTTTAACGCTATTGCACCGTATGAGGGCGCAACGTCCTCAGATGAGGATTTTGAATTTGCTCAAGATACAATCAAAGAGACAATTTTAAAATCAAATGAAGTTTTACAGGAACTAGGTCAGGCTGCTATTCTCAACGAGAATGGCAAACTCTATGAATCATATTCTCAACTGATGAAAAACATCATCGATGGTTCATCTGCTCTACTTGACCTACATGTAAAACAAAAGAAAATAAAAGAAATAAAAGAGAAGCTCGAGCCTTCTCAAACCAACACTCAAATAAATAATATAGTTGTTGGTTCAACAAAAGATCTTCTTGACATGATTGAAAACAAGATAAAAGATTAAAGACCCGCCTTTCGTATTGTTTTTGTTAGCAAAGTATAAATAGAATAAGTACAACATTTTCTTTCATCATACAATACAAAAAGAATTATGGCCGACACCATTTCTAAAATACTCATCAAAAGTTCTTTAGTAACTGATACTCCTTCCTCAAGTGACCTTGAACGAGCAGAACTAGCTTATTCATACTCATCAAATCGTCTATTCATTGGACATCCAGATGGCAATCAATCACCATTAGTAATTGGTGGTACTAAATTCCTTGAACTATTTGAAACTATTCTTGATGATGATGGCACAATCAACTCTGGTCAAGTATTACCAAACAGAGTAATTGTTGCTGGTGAAGATCGCAATCTTGATTATCTGGATATTGGTGTATTAAAAGTTGCTGGTAGAGAACTTGCCACAAGATTCATTGATAAAGTTATCACATCAAATGCATTTAGTGATGTCAGTCATACACAATTGGCTACAGCACAAGCAACAAAAGAATATGTTGATCAAAGAACAGAAAGATTCTTACTTAACTTTGACGAAGAATCAATACAAGAAGCACAAATTCTAATTGCTGATGCAAACAATCGTTTTGAAAATCGAACGATTACTGGTGATGTTATTCTAAGTTCTAATGGTTACACAAAGATTCGTGAAGGTATCATTAAGAATGAAATGCTCAAGAATGCATCGATTCTTGTTGGTACTCAAGAAGTAAAACTTGGTGGTAGAATTATCATCAACATGAA